CCTGCCGGAGCTGTCGATGCGGGCGCGTTCAGTTCCGTTAGTCGAGATGGCTACTTGGTCTGCGCCAGGTGAATAGATGCCGGTATTTGTATCGCCAGTAAATGTAATTGTGGGCGCACCAGCGGAACCGAGCGGATGGCTGGCAATACTGTCAAATGTTGCGGTGCTGCTTACGTCAAGCGTGCCAGGTACATCAACGTTGCTTGTCCATTCAACTCCAGTGCCAGCTGCATCCGTTTGCAATAACTGGCGAGCACTACCATCTTGCAGCTTGGATACAGGCAGTTCATCAGCAACAACACCAATCCACGCGCTGCCGTTCCATACTTTCATTTGGGCTGGGCTGACGCTGGTATCCAGCCATTGTTCGCCTAGGTAATTCCCGGTGCTGCCGCCGCTAGCAGGCACAGAGTTTGGTGCAGTAGTGCCAACGTGAACGGGGCCAACTTTGACGATACCCGTACCAGCTGAATCCTTAAAAAACAGACCGGGGCTTGCAGTGTTCGTGTTGATTGCAAGCTGTCCGTCAGCAATGCTGGTGGTTGGACGCTTATTTGCGGTGCTGCTGCGCAGGTGCTTGTACGTTGCCATGCCTTAACTCCCACTGGGACGGCGTTACGCAAACAGTCTACTAAAATTCCCCTTCGTCAATCTCCAAATCGTACTCAGCCACAATCTCGCTCAAGGTTTTGTACTGCACGTAGTAATCAGCGTTGGTGATTTTTACCAGCAGCTCGCCTTCAACGCCACCTCGTGGAAGGTTTTCGTTGTTGTAGTTGAAGCGAGACATTAGTAACTTCCTTCATCAACCACTCCGATTGCCATTGCCCCGCTGCTGTTGTCTACTGTAATTTCGGTGCTTTCCAGCACAATGCCTAATGTCGATAGGCTGGCAATTTGAACTCGCCCCCATAGCGTTGTAAGCGCAGCACTAGCATCCGCAACACCAGTCATTGCCGGGCTAAGTGCGCTGCCGTCGAAGGTCACATCTTCAGCGTCAATAACGCTGATGCCGGCGCCGACAAGGTTTACATGCGTCCAAGTCGTACCAGAGCCAGGGCTAAGGATCCAGTCGCCTACGTCTAGTGCAACTGCTGGAGCAGGGGATACACCCGTCCCTGCTGTGGTAACAAGCAAGTACACGCCAGAACTGGCCGATGTTGGAGCAGCGAGAGCAGAGCCAACAGTTAGTCCAGATTCAGAACCGTATGTATTTAGGCTGGCAACAACATTGGTATCGGCATTATATGTTCCTCCAAAGCGCAAGTTTGCTTGTGCGCCAAACTCGTTATTTAGCGGCAAAAAGTAGCCTTGCACCGGGTCTACTTGTCCGACCCATACATAAGCAGTGCGGTCTGTTGGATTGATCCACAGCTGACCAGCAAATTCAGGTACTGGCTGCGAGCTGCTGATTTGCGCAATCCCGTAATCAGCAAGTTGCGCTGCTGTAACCGAGTTGGCGGCTAGTCGATCTGAAGTAAACGTACCGGTAGTGATTTTTGCCGCGTCAAGACTCGGGATATCTTCGGGATCTAGGCTTAATCCATCTGTTACATGCCCTTGGCTGTCAATAGTAACTTTGGCGTAGGAACCAGCAGCAGCAGAGTTTGAGTGGTTTAGCTCACCTCCGGTTCCTGCTGTTAGCCCGGTCCCTGGATACACGGCACCAAGAATTTCATTGGTGGCAGCGGGAAGATCAGAGGCAGTAATCAGACGCCCAGAGGTGATTAAACCGTTTGCTGTGTACTGAACAACGTGAAAATCCTCTGTATTTGCTTCGACACTATTATCAATAACTATGGTGTTGCCGCTTAAATTAAGCCCGTTACCATTTACTACAACACCGCCTTTTGTTGTAGTTGTTGGTGTGGGGAGGTCAGTGCCGGTGATTGTGCGATAGGAAACAGCACCGCCGGCAGATGTTGGACCGGCCAAAAACTGAGATGCCGCAGTCGTATTATCCAGCGTTGTGCTGATTGTCACCTCATCCCCAGAGGTGCTCACATTGATATTTACAACTCCGGCACTGCTGCCGACAACACTGTTAATGCTTCCTGCCGCTTTAACACTGACCCAACTAGTGCCGTCCCAGCAGTAAATTTTGCTGTCGTCAGTGTCCAGTGCGATCTGACCGACAAATGCGCCGCTGGCGGGCAGCGTGGTTACAAGGTCAACGCTGGATTCGTCAGCAAGTTTGGCAGCAGTAACCGCATCGCTAGCAAGCTGTGTTGCGCTGATACCGCCTGTTGCGATGGCGCTGCCAGCAATCGTGCCAGCACTGAACAAGATTTTGGCGCCGGGGATAGTGGCATCGGCGATCAGCGTGGTGGCATTGCCAACCAAGTCGGTGACTGTGATCTTTTTGGTCTCGCTGGCGCTTACGTCCGCAATAGCCAGTAAGTCCCCTGCCGCTAGGTCGCCACCGGCTAGGGCTGCAAGTTCGCTGATACGAAGGTCGGCCATGCCCCAGTGCTCGCGTGGCGTTTACAGTTACACCGAGTCTAAGTCTTAATCCCGTTCTTCCAACAAAATGTAGGAGTCTGCTGCTTGCTCCAGCTCGATCTTGCCGGTGTCTTCCTGAAGCAGGTAACGTTTTTGCTGTGTCTGTGCCTTCAGACGTATCGGACCAGTAGCAACAAAGTCGATAGTGCCAACCACCATTGAATCCGCTGTAAAACTAACAGCGCTTGCGGTGACGATTGCGTCGAACTCCCACCACAAGGCATCATTGATTTGTGTTGCTTCAAAATCACCAGCTTGGGCTGTTGTATCTGGATATTTAATGTAAAACTTTCCTCGGAAAGCAGAACCAACCTCAGTTCTTATAACTAGCTGCATCAAATAATGGACTGGCTCTTTTTCGTATTCATTAGCGTAGTCCCAGTGAGCTACAAGGCGACCGCTTCCGGTAATTAAACTGCTGTACTGCTGGCGGTGTTCATCGCTAAGAGTAGTGATGTCAACTGTTTCGCGGTTTGTATTCAGTTCGTATTCAGTAACTGCTGCCAATAGTCGGGAGTCACGGTCTCGGATATTAACCCGAATCGGAATATCGCGCGTAATAGCTGCTAAGGGCACTAAACCTGTAGGACCGCCTTCTAAGCTTTCGTCAAAAGTGCCGTAAAGCTTGATCCCTCCTAGTTCATCGACAAAAACGTACCAGTTACCGCTGGTTTGAACAGTGCTATTTGCCCACCCAGAAGCGGAGACAAAATCTAGATTTGTGCCATCCGTTGTAGAAAGTTCTACCAAATCACCTGTAATTAAAAAGCTTGGATCGAAATCGAAACTGAAACGGTCGCGTGATGCGTTTACGTCGGAAGGATTTACGATGGATTCCTTGCTGCCCTCCAAGGATTTGCGAGTCAGCTCGATGTTTCCAACGTTGCCGAGATAGATGCCCATCAGATCGTCACCGCCGTAAGCGCTCCAGTGCCTTGGAAGCTGATCTGCGCAGAGCTGACTTCACCAACACTGGCGCCAAATGTAACGCTAGTAATGTAGGTCGTCAGCTGTACATCACTATTGGTGGCACCATCGACCAAACGTAACTGCATGGTTACTGTGTCACCACTGGATACACCAGTAACACGTAGTACTTTTTTCAACGCGGTGGCGGCGTCGTTGCGGCCTGCATCATCTTTGTAATACAGAAGCGTGGCGCTGCCATTGAATTCTTGGACGCCTGGTACGTAGCTGCGCTGCGATTCGCCAAGCGTGGTGGTTTCCAGCACCTCAAGCGAACCAGTCAGCGTCCAGTTGCTGACCTTGATCTGCTCGGTGCCGTCGATTAGAAGGCGACCGTCACGTCCGGTGTAAACCTTGGCCATGTTCCACTTTACGTAACAGCCACCAATGTCACTCTAACGGAGCTAACTCCAGGGCGCACTGAAGTTATCGCTGGTGTATCGCTGTAACGCCAAGCGGTTTGTGGCGGTGGTGTCATGCCGACACTTGTACCAGTCAATGCTTGCGTCGAAAGGGTAAACGTCCGAAGAGTGCCCAAAACACTGTTGTAATCATCAACAAACTGTTGGGCTTGGCTATCTGTAATGTTGTCGTAGGACAGCTCAAGTGTTGCCCCGACTCGCTGAGAGCCGTACAAAATGCGCACTTCCGCGCCAGATTGGGCTTGAAAGCGCTTAACGGGCCAGTCGCCAGGAGAGTAACTCCGACTTGTCGGAACCAGTGCGGGGAACGCCATTACTCTGCCACAACAAAACGACTTGGATCAAGAATGTCCTGCACCACGATACTGGCCCCGTCGCTGTCCACAGGCACATGCACGGCTGAGATGTTGGCGAGCCCGTCTTCGTCAACCGTAATCTGATCTATTTGGTACACACCTTTCGTGGTTTCGGTGCTCAGCAAAGTAAAAATAGTTCCATAAAGGGAAGTGCTCGTAACACTTCCGTTTGTGATCGTTAAAGTTTGCTCGGTGACACTGGACGTTTGCGGGTTATACACAAGCGCCGTGTAACTACCATCACTTAGCGTTGACAGTGTGACAAGTGTTCCAGCGTCTGTAATTACACCGTTGCTAGCTGCCGAGTACGTCGTAGCTTCGGTAATTACACGGATGTAGGAGCCTGGTGCGACCGCCAAACCTGCTGGTGTTGTCTTAAAAGAAACCGTATGGGTTACACGACGCCTGGTACTCATCAAAAACCGAGCAGTCAGCAAAGCCTGTTCGCGGTTAGTGCAGAAGTCGGTTAAATCGAAAGTTTGTTGCGTTGTAGCCCGTTCACCTATCGGCAAGTCGGACCAGTTCAAAAACGCGGTTGCTTGCGTGGGTAAATCATTTTCCTTTGTAACGCGCCACATAACAACTGCTCGGAAGTTTGTGCGCTGGGCAGCATCAATGTATGTGACTTGCAAACTATCTTCAATAATGTTTCCAGCGGTAAAAATTTGTTCAATGGGCACGGCGCCAGTGCTTATTTTGCCGCTTGCTTCGTAAGGGACAGCAGGCATCAAGCCAAAGCGACCATTTTTTATGGTGAAATTACACAGATGAAGCGGAGCGTTTTCGTAGATGAACGAACGTATGTTTTGTACGTCCTCAAGCACGCCATCAAAAAATACTTTGTTCTCTCTTTGGAATAAAGCCGTTGTTTGCAGGGAAGCTAGATCCACCAGTTCTTCCGGTAGAGTGTTGCCGATGCCTTGGGTCACATCTGTAAGCAGGTAATAGACCACTTCTGCAAAGCGGTTTGTGAAACCCTCGTCAAGTGTTAAAGCCTTAAATAATCGAATACCACTCGGGCTCCAAGCGCGTAGCTGTCCCACGGATGAGACCTTAGAGCTGGAATTTAGACTTAAGCCCAACATCGACATATTGTCGTATTGAGGCAAACTCTGGTTAGTAACAAATTCGTTTACGTATGTGATTTCATGCTCAGGACCGCTTTCGTTGGATTTTGTCAGCTCCAGATAATGGCTTACATCAACCAACTGCGTGTTGTCTTCAAATTCTCTTCCACTGGAAGACACGCCTTCGGATTCGTCGACATAGGAAGTTGACAGTGAACCGACTTTGAAACGGCTGGTAACGCTTTTGTATTTCCAATGCTTGCCAATAACATTCCCGCTGCTGACAGATACGGCATAATCAAATGTGTCATCTTTTGCCCAGCTACCTGTAAAATCCTCGACAGAAAACGAAACTCTGTCCCAGTTGTATTTGGATCCGCCTGTAATGTTTTCCCAGTAGTAAGGTTCAGCCGCGACTTCTCTGGACGTAGCAGTAACTTTTAATGTAATAGATTTTCCGGTCAAGTTGACGGTAAATTCCGCGCTTTTTGTTTTGTTTTCATTGCTAGGGGCGTAACCAATAAGTTCTGTAAGCCACGCTTGAAATGAGTTGGCTTTGTCTTTAGTACCACCTGTGCCCCATGATTCTGTGCGGGATATACTGCTGGGTCCGCTAACTGTTGTCAAATACTGCGCACTGCCAGGCTTGCTATACATTTCCCTGCACGAGGAAACTTGATGTTTTGCAATAAATTCACCACTCGTAGTAATCGTAAATGTCCCGTACGCATTTTTATAGTCTCTAGAAATAGCTTGCCCGGATTGAGCATTTAGCCGCAAAAATTCTTCATTGGAAGATGAGTTAATCCAGATGTCTGTACCAGAACGTGGCACGATTCTGTATTCGTAGTAATCAGAACTTGATGGAGTGATCCGAATGTAGTTGTACTGATCAATCGGTGAGTCGCCTGTGACACAGATAACTTCGGGAATACGCTTCCATGGATTTGCAGATTCACCGTACTTGGCGACAGGTCGCACCAAAATAGAAAAACAGGATGTCCGCGCGAAATACTTATCCATTCGCGGCGTGGTTAGATTGGCGTTTTGCTTGTCTAGTCGTACAAGTTTTTTGGGTGTTGGAATGGCATTAAAATTGCACAATCCGTTAGCTTTGTTCCATACTTGCGATTTAATCCCGATCTCAATGGCATAGGCGTCTTCGCGTACAGGCCGAACCAATGCATCGTTGAACGAACAGATGTTCCACCAACCTGGTCCGATACGGATGGAAGAATCAAAAGACGCACCGTCGTAGCCGGATATGCTTTCGTTAAGAGTTTGCCAGCCTGGGATGCCGAGAGACGATACACCTAAAACTTCTATGCACCGAAAGTATATGTACATCGTCGTTCCAGGTGTCCATGATTCCGCTGAGCGGTAATAGGCGACCCAAACGCAATTTCCGATAATCCATTTAGACCCTACAGACAAAAGATCTGATGCCCTAGTCCGCCAGCCATCTGCTGCAGCGTCTAAGTCGTCAAGTCCTACTTCCGTATCGTATTTATTGTCGATGGTAAAATCTGATTTGGCAAAATCTTTCCAATTTCCGCCATTTATTTCAAATATGCATGTATCGCCCACCGCAATAGATGTCTCTACTTTTCTATACTGCACACCATCACCGTTGTACCAGACAATACCCATCTTGCGTGAATACTCACGCCCCAATCCGGGTTGACCAGATCTTTCGGGTTTATCGGCCGTATTTTTAACCACGTCTCCTTGTTTGCCGGCAATTTTGCGGCGCCTAGCTTTTGCGTCCGCAATTGCATCTGCCTCGTCCCAAGTTGATTTGGGGGCGCTAATTACTTCCCAGTTGAATCTATAGCCTGTGCCGTTATGGATTGGTGTTGCCGTACCAAATGTCGTTTTTGATGTCGGGTTATATGCCATCGAAAATCCGTAGCGGTTTTCGCCATTTTCCGATGGTGCAATAAACGGTGTTCTGCCATTGGTGCCACTAGGCGCTAAACCAGCCGTTCCGGCAATCAGTGTCGTTGGGTAATTGTCGCCTGTTACAGATGACCAATAAAGTGCGTAATCTTCTGGGCTTAAATTGTCAAGCGCAACTGTACCAATACGTATGCCGCCGATTTGCGGGGCATCCATGCCAGCTTGTCCTACAGCGTATAAACCCTCGTAGGCTTGATAAGTTCCGTAGCTATAACAACGCGACCAAACAAGTGCAGGGGCAATTATTAAACCTCCCGTCAGCTCGCCATCTGCTCCTGTACCAGGGCGTCCAAATGGAACAGGGATTGTCTGCCCTAGTTCGGCAAGACTTGCAACGTTATCAAAACTGGTAGTTTGGTTAAAACGTGTTGGGCCAATTTGATCCGCAAGTTTTTTGCCCTTAATTTTTTCCGGCGCTTCAAGTGCTGGAGCTTTTGGTGCAAGTAACGCACTGGCTGCTGTTAAAGCTAAGCCAATGACAAGACTTACAACAATACTGACTACATCGTTTTTGATGTCAGGAATATGGCTGTATTCAGCAGGTCTTAGGTGGGCGTACAGTTCCGCGTGACGCACAAAATCGCGATACTCCTGTTCTGTGCAGCCCAGTGCCTCGATCAGCGCGATTTCATACGGTAAAAGCGGCGGATCGTAACGAACGACACTGGCTTCCAATCCACTGCCTGCAGCTGCTGATTTATGAACAGGATTCCGTTCTCCCATGAGACACCAAATGCAAGCGGTGCAGCCGTCAGCACTGCGATATCGCCATCATAGGTTGGATGGTCTACCCTCACGCAATAGTGCTGGAGTTCACGTAAAACACCGCGTGGCGTCATTGTGTACCACTGACGTTGTACTGCGGGTGGATTTTTGCCTAGCGCAGTTAAAGCATCGACGACAAGGTGGATGCAATCCGCATCGCCGTAACTGTATCGTCTGCCGATAAAACCGCTACACACTGACCTGTGCCGTAAAAGGGATGCTGCCAACTTGGTAACGGTGCAATCGTCGTCCAGGAACGTTACCTGTTACGGCATCAAGCAAACTATTCAGTTGGATTTGCAAAGCGGTTTCGTTCCAGCCGCCAGCGGCACAACAGCCCCAGTATTCATACAGTGTTTGTTCGATTGCGCGAGTAGACGTATTCCAAAGCACGGTGCGAACTTTGACTACCCACAAATTTTCTAACGCTTCAAGCGCCCAACTCCTTGTGATCGGGACGTTCGCAAACTGCAGCGTTGCATCAAGGTTGTCTCCCTGTAGGGTCGCAACTGCGCCAGAAAAACCAAAGGGCAAAAACAGATGGCCGTCTACGCTTTCGTTAATGGCGTAGTTCTGAAAGCGGTAACGGTCAATGTCACCGCTTGGGCCAATACTGATGAGTTGACCGTAGGCAAATTCCATCAGACGCCAATCCGCTTACGTGTCGCAGCGCTTCCTTGCAGTGTACGCAATGCGCGGCGTTCACCCTGCACGGCACCTTGCTGCGCAGCTTGTGCCATGCCGCGCTGGAACTGGTCGGCGGTGACGTAATCCACGTTGTTGATGCGCTCCACGCTGTAGCGAACGTCGATTGGCTCCATTGTGGCGGTGCTGCCGCCTGCTGTTGCTGGTTCGCCGTTATTGCCGGGGATGACGTTGGAACCACGGGCGCCGGCTGAGTAGCGACCCATTGCTGTACGCATCTTGCTGGCAGGGATGACGTACTCCGGCTCGCCGCCTTCGCCGATTAGTGCGCGAGTTGGACCTGTGACAAATCCGCCTTCGGCAAATGCCATGCCGCTTGGCATCTCCGAAATAGGAACATCGACGCCCTGAACAACGGAACTGCCGCCACCGGCACCAGCAGCTCCGCTTATAAAACCTAAAACAGTTTGAAGAATATAAATTTCAATTAGTTTAGCTATCATCTGCGACGCCATGTCTATAAAGTGCTCGCCTACACCTTTGAAAAATGCTGCCAGTGCTTCTTGGCCGGTCATTGCTCCAGAAACAAGGCCCTTGAAGGCTTGCTGGAACGCATCACCAATAGCCTTGGCTCCGGCAACAACTTGGTTTATAGGATCTGTTAAGTCATTTAGCTCTCCCTTAGCGGTTGTAAGTGCTTCCTGAAGTCTGCTTGCGGGGTCTTGCTTTTCGTAAGCTCCTGCAGTAGCAGCACCCGCCGCTTTATTTAGTCTTTCACGCTCTTGTACAAGAGCTTTTAGTACTTCAAGCTCTTTTTCAGTCAAACCAGTGATTGCTTGCTGTGCTTGTAGACGAGCTATCTGAGTATCAAGAATGTTAAGTGCTGGCTGGAACAAGGCCTCAATTCTGGCCAACTCTTCAGCCAAAGCAGTAATACTACCTTTATATATTTCTTGTGTGTAGTATTGTTGATAAGTTAATTGATCTTTTTGTGCTCTTACAATATCGCTAAGAGGACGCACATACGCCTGTTCAATTTGAGAAAGAAGTTGTAATCTTGCTGTTTCTTCCTGCGTAAGTTTTCCTTGTGTAGATAGTAATTCTTGATAAGCTGCCAGTCTTTGCTGTAAAGATGTGTTTGCCGCATCAACGCCACGAGTATCGGCATTAAGTTGCGGAAGTGCTCCCATTTGAGGGAGAGCACCCGGAACTGTAAACAAAGTTCCTGCTTCTTTTCGGGCTTGTACTGCAGAAGTCTCCTTAAAT